AATCTTACTTACTGTAGTAATGCCTCGCTCTTGTTGGTACACAGAAACCCAACCTCCTACACTAATAAATAAGAGGGTAGAGATACCCTCTTTTTTAATGGAAATAAATCAGACGATAACAAATAATTTAAATAAGATATTTAAGGGTAATCTAGAGTTGTCTAACATGTACTCTAGTATCTCTGGTAGTATTGGTAAGGAGATCAATCCATTTGATACTAATAGTATAGGTGGTGACACATCATTTGATATTATTGTTAAGGGAAAGAAGGAAGTTATATTTGTACCAAAGATTAAGAATAAGAATGAAAGAGCTTGGTTAGTCCAGAAGGTTGCTGCACATATTGATAGTCATCTAGATGATCTGAAAGAAAATATAGTACCATTCTATGATGAAGATCTACAGGCAACATGGACTACAAATATAAAGAAACATTCTATTAGTAGTGCTGAGTCTTATGTTGTAGAGGCAGCAGTTAAGAAGGGATTTGATCTTAGAATAGTATTCTCTGCTAAGGGATTGACATCAGGTGGTAAGTTACCTGATCCCCATGAGTTGATGACTGCATGTCTTATATTAAAGAAGGAAAAGATTAATATTAATACTATCAATGCTCTATCTCCTGAGAAGAAACTAAAGAAAATAAAAGATATAGTTGATGGTTTATATGGTGTAGCAGGTGACATAGTAGGTGGGTCAGGACTTCCTGGTTTCTACCTAGAGAAGGAGAGAGTTAATCCAGACATAGTTAACTTAGCTAAAGCTATATCAGTATCTAATACTATTATAGACAAGTTAAATGGTGCAAAGATACATACCATCTGGCAGACTGGTAAGCAATGGGCACAGGAGATTAGAAAGTTTGATGTATCAAAGGATGATATCAAACACTACAACTCATCTGATATTGTTATTAAGTTTGAAACCACAGCAGTACATTACTGGGGTATCTCATTGAAGAAAGCAGGTTGGGTACCATCTGGACAAGCAGATGAACCAACCCTACTAAACAAACCCATGTATGGTGCTAAGGGATTCATCAGTAAAAGAATAAGCTCTACTGATAATAGTAAGATTGATAAGGCTAAGAAGAAATTCTTCTGTGGAGCAATGAAACTGAAGTATGGTGAGTGCTATAAGAAAAAGAAGATTGCTACGATGAATATCAAAGAGCTTCTTAAAGGAGCAGAGGTATCATTCACAGATAAAGATAAAGCAGATATGTTGAGAGGTCAGGGTGAATATAAATCTAACCCCAACATATACTTCAAGGAAATGAATGATGTATTCATGAGTAACTTTGATGGTGACAGGGAATTCTTTGAGGATTTCTTAGACACTGTGTTTAAGTTTAAGATGGGTACCTATCTAAAGGATGCAGTATTTCATTTCACATTGATAACTGGTGTTGGTGATTGGAAAGGTGGTGACATTAAGGTGACAGAAATGACTGAGATCTGGCACAAGACTACTACTGAGGTCTTTAGAGAGTTGTTTGGTGATGAGGATAACACTACCTTCAGACTGGTACCTGGATTTAATAAGAAAGGAAACCCAGTTAAACAAGCATACCAAGAGGGTGCTACAGCAGCTAAGTTATTCTATGATATGAGGATAGGTAGACCAGGTGGTGAGCATACTCTTGTTAACTTAGAGGTAAGATATAAGGGTGCCTTGACTGCTGAGCCACAGTTTCAGGTCTTTATATCGATGGCAAAGAATGGATTCAAAGCATTGTATAAAAAGACAGCTGCTAAACTGTCCAATCAACCTAGATGGTAGGTCAATTACCTGATATAATAAAGACATGGCAAAGAACACACACCTAGAACACTTAGAGGATGATATATTCAACAGTGGTACTGCTGGTGTAGCGAATTCTATTAACTTCCTGAAGTCACTTAGAGATATGTTGACTGAGGGTGATGGCACTACTGCTATGAAGGTCACTACCAAATGGGATGGTGCACCTGCTATAGTATGTGGTAGGGATCCATCCAACGGTAAGTTCTTCGTTGGCACTAAGTCAGTATTCAATAAACAGAATCCAAAGGTAGTATACAGTGAAGCAGATGCCGATAGATTGTATCCTAATCAGACTGTTGGGGGTATCCTTAAAAATTGTTTACAGAGACTATCCACTTTACCTATACAAGGGGTGCTACAAGGTGACCTCTTATATCAATCAACACCTTCTGTCATAATGCTAGAAGGTAAACGTACCTATAGTTTCAGACCTAATACTATTACATATACTATTGATGTTGACAGTGAGTTAGGTGAGGTGGTAGGTCATAGTAAGTTGGGTATAGTATTCCATACAGAGTATACTGGTAGGACTATGCAAGACCTAACAGCAGGCTTTGGTGCTGATGTAAGTAAGTTACAAGGTAAACCAGAGGTTGCAGTATTCTCCTCAGAGTTTACTAATGTAGGTGGTGCTGCCAACCTATCCAAGGTTGAGAAAGCAAATGTTAATAGGACTATACTTACTGCTGAAAGAAATTTCAGACAAGGACGGTCATTCATTAAGGAAATACAGGGTGTAGGTAAAGGACCATTTACTCTACCAGCATTGTTTAAGGTATACTTCAACCAAGTAGTAAGAGAAGGTAAGGTACCTAGTGCTTCTCATATGTCCAAGCAATTCTGTTGCTTCATCGATGAGAAATATAAGAAAGAGATAGCAAAGAAGAAGACTGCTAAGTCTAGGGTAGAATGGATGAAACGACGTAATGAATCTGTAAGATTCATAAATACTAACAGGTCTTCAATGAACTCAGCATTAGAAGGATTTAAAAATCTGATGGATGCTAAGGTGATGATTATAAATAAATTGACCAAGATCAAAAGTGTTGGTACATTCCTTGAGGAAGAGAATGGTCTACGGGCTACTAATCCAGAGGGGTTTGTTGCCATTAAAGATGGAGCAGCACTTAAACTTGTTGATAGACTGGAGTTTTCCAGAGCAAACTTTACAGCCGCTAAGGACTGGGGTTAATGAGATTTTTAGAATTCTTAAAAGAAGCAACCAAAGCTAAGGGTAAGACTCCTGCTGAAAAGAAAGCAGAAGCACAGGAAGCAGATAAGCACGTAGCTATGACATTTGGTAGGTTTAATCCACCACATGCAGGTCATGGTAAGTTACTTGATGCTGTCAAGTCTCATGGTGGTGACTCAGGTAACTATAGAATCTATCCTTCTAGGTCTCAGGATCATAAGAAGAATCCTCTTGGTGCTGACCAAAAGGTTGGACACATGAGGAAGTTATTTCCTAGTCATAAGGATGCTATCCAAAACAATGAAGCACATAGGAATGTCTTTGACATACTACGTGACCTAAATGATGAGGGTAAAGAGCATGTAACTATGGTAGTGGGGGATGATCGTGTCAAAGAATTCGAGAAGATCACTAACAAATACAATGGAGTGCACTATGATTTCAAGACTATTAATATCAAGTCTGCTGGTGCTAGAGATCCAAATTCTGAGGATCCAGTCGAGAAGTTAAGTGCTTCTGGTCAGAGGAAGCATGCTTCTGGTGACGACCATGATAACTTCCATGCTGGTATGCCTAAAGGTACCAGTAAGAAGTATAGTAAGACCTTAATGTCTGATGTAAAGGCAGGTATGGTACCTCCTAAGAAGGATAGTAAGAAGAAGACTACTAAAAAAGAATCTGTCTGGGACTATGCACCTAAACTAGACTACGATTCATTCAGAGATTTCTACATGCTCAACCAGATCTTTAAGGTCGGAGCATTAGTAGAGCATGACGACACAGGATTGCGTGGTCATGTTGTCCACCGTGGTACCAATTATATTATTATGAAGGACGATAAAAACATTGAGTTACGTGCTTGGTTACAGCATGTGACAGAGGTAACTGAGTTGTCTCCAGAACAGGAGAGAGCAGCAGATACTAGTAAGGACCAGTCTAACTACTCTGCTGACGATGGCAGTGGTAATACGTGGAAGGCAGGTACTGATACATATAGAATAGCACTTCAAGATATGACCCCTGGTCAAGCG